TATTTAATACTTGTTGCCATTCGTAAATAAATCCTACTGCTAAGTCATCATGTGGAAACGTTACCGACTGTCCTAAATTAGTAAGTACATTACCATCACAGTCCTCCATTGTAAAAGTTACAATATCAGTATCTAAACCTTTTTTAACATAAACACCCTTTACATCATTCTCCCAACTATTAGAACCCGTCTCACTCGCTAATACTAATTGATTACAAGTTGAGCAAGGTGTACATTTTACACGTTTCTCTTCCTCATAGCCTTTAGGCAGTTCTATAATAGGGTAACTTTTTTTAATTCTATAATCCATAATCTAAAAAAAAAGGGAGTGATAATTAAACCACCCCCCGAAAATTTACTATTTATCTTCTTTCTTTTTTCTCGCTCTCCTCTTAGGCTTTATTGGCTCATCCTCATTTCTAACTGAGTAACCGTTTGCCCTTTTCCATGCGTTTTTAACTTGATTTACATCTCTACCAATTTTTGATAGTATATTAACCGCTTGTCTTTCTGTTACGCTTCTAAGCCAGCTAATTTTATATTTATGTTCGCCAAGTTCAATATATCTATTTAAAGACATTAGGCAGTAAATGTGCTACTTGCAACATCGTAACCTGATGCAGTAACTTTAACAATATAACTATCAGACGCAACTAAGGCAGATGACATAGTAACTGTGTAAGTCCCATCTGGAGACTCTACAGCTCCCGTATTAGGTAAGCCAACTGTAGGCGCTGATGCGTTTGCTATTTCAAAGTTAGCACCTGTTAATCCTGCCACATCATAATAATCACAAGCTGAGCCATTATCAGCCTCAACTTTTACCACTACAGTAGTTAAATCTGTATTGTCTGAAATTGAACGAGCAGAAATTAATCCTTTTAATGATGTCGCTTTGTATCCTAATTCATCAGCAGTATAAGCGTATGAATTTTCTACACATTCATCATTATCTAAGTCAAAAGAAATAGACAGTTTATTAACTGTTGTATCAGTTGCCCATACTTTAAAAACGTCCCAAGTATCTGCTGATATTTCATAACCTCTAATAACACAGTTACTAGGATCATCTTTAATACCCCACATAGCGCCTGCAATATCAACATAAAAGAAATCAACATCCGAACAACCAAATTTGTTTAACTCTCTTTGTATTTGTGCTACTGAATCTTTACCCCATAATTGAAAAGAGAATGATATAACACCACCCACACCGTCTATCTTATACTTTGTTCCTGATGGTGTAGTTTCGTAAACTGTCTCAGTTCTTTCTACTACGTTATTTTCCACTTTTGGCAAAGGGTATAATCTATCCTGAGCATCCCAATTAGTGTTTTCAACTCTATCTAAGATATAAGCTCCTATAGTTGCATAGTTACCTGTATCTCCGTTTGAATCTGCAATAGTCAAAGGATCTTGTGCTAAATCAATAGTATTTCTACTACCATCTTTTTTATATCTTGGTGCGATAACTGGAAAGGCTAAAACTTTCTGCTCAATTACGCAATTAGGGCGTCCTGTGTTTCCAAATGATGGACTACCACAGCTGCATATTCCTGTACTCATAATTATTTATTTTTTAATTTAATTAATATTTTATTTAACATTTACATTTTGATAAATCATACACTTGTAACCTAAAAGATGCTTCTAAACCTGTTAAATCTTCATCTATAATTAACTTTTCTGGGTCCTGAGCACTTGCCCCAAACCTATTTCGAACAGTTAGCCTTACATTTTCCAACCTTTTATAGTTATAATCGTCCTCAATAACCTGTAAAAATGCCTTTTGTAAGTTCTGCATTGGCTTAATTACATTGTTATTATGGTCGTCATTCTCCCATTTTGGAGTCTCTGCCCAGTCTAAAAAGAATAATCTAACATCATAAGCCTCCTCAACTGCTGAATCTAAAGGTAATTGATCGTAAATATAAGACTCAACTAGCCAGATAAATGGCGTTTTGTTTGCTGTTCTTTTGTCAAACTGCAAGTACTCGTTATTTGTACTTTTAGGATCTCCATGAAAATAGTATATTTCAGGTGCAATAACTACCGAACCGCTAAACGGCACATCATGACCGTAAGGAGTTAAAACTACATACTCATTACAAACAAAATCAGTAACCTCGTATTCATTCCCAAACTCATCTTTAACAATCTTACATAAAGTAAGGTGCAAAGTGTTACATAGATAAACTTTTCCACTATCAATACTTACTACTGAAAGCTCCAAGGTTATGAGGGAAATTAAATGTCTAACTATGTCAACTAAATTGGTATTCATTAAAACTGGTGGTTATATTTTTGCTCTATTCCTTTGTATTCTGTGTACTCAAACTCTGTACCGTGGCAAATGTAGTACTGTATTGCCTTGTAAGTTACTACTGCCTGATTAAACCTAGATGTTATATCATGCCAAATGGCAGTCACATTAGTAGAATTATCAGATTCAGTTCTTTTAATTCCTACTGTTGTAACTCTTGTAGGCTCGTCTCTAACATAATGATAGTAAACTATGCCTTTTAACATCTCTTTTATACCCTCTGAGCGAACAAACTCACTACAAGAATCATCACTTTGATAGTTAAACGGGTTAAATATCTTGACAAATCTAGGCTCTGTTGGTTCGCCCTCTACGGGTAATAACAAGTCAGCTAAAAACAACTCATATAATTCAACTCCAAACAATTTAGGCAAATAACAGTCCTCAACGTATTGAATACACGCCATTAAATCAGCGTCTTGCTTTGGGTTTGTTGGTATTTGATACCTGCCATTATTAAAATCATTTATAGTTAAAATCATGGGTTAATCTTCTTTTTTAGTTACTTTTCTTTTTTTCGGTGTGTACAATTTTGCTACCTTTTTAGTGTGGATTAGATAGGAGGCTAACATACTGTCAACCTCCATAACATCTCCCTCCTTTTTTATAGCATAATCCTGTGTAAATGTTATCTTTCTCATCTTGTTTATATTATGATGCTAAAGTTACCAAATCAGCCGCAATATCAGAAACATAAGAGAATCCTGTCTTATCTGCATCTTTAATTAAGAATGCTAAACGTCTTCTAACTTTTAAAGTAGTTTGGTCTTTTGTAAACTGATCGTTAATGTAACCTTTTGACATTTGCATACCAATACGGTTAATTACTCTACCGTATCTGCTATCTCCTACTACCATTGTGTTAGCTGCTAAAGCGTTATCTTCAATAATAACCATACCCTTAACTACTTCACCATCTCTCGATACAAATGGAGGCATAACATAGTTATTATTAGCATCTTTCTTAAGGTTCATTTTGCAAATATCCTCATTATTCATAACAACAAAGTTAGGCATGAATTTCTGACCTAATGCAGTAATTGAACTTTTAACCTTTACAATTAAATCAAAGATAGATGCATCAGTAATACCAGAAGCAGAAGCAACAAAAGGAGTAGCAGAAGTAACCAATCCTGTTAAGTTTTCACCTGTACCATCTCCGTTTAATATTTGATCGTTTACTTTTAAAATAACGTTAGTTCTTAAAAATAAATCTAACTCAGATGCAAACATTGATTCATCCTCGAAAAACTCTTCACAAACTGGTAAAGTATCACCAACTTTTTTAATCTTAATACTTTTTTCAATCCAACCAACCTCAGACTCAGGGAAAGCACCACACTCAGCAATCATAGCAGCAGCTCTGTCTACTGTCGCCTCGTCCCAATCCATGTAAGTATAAGTTTTGTTTAAGTTGTTACCTCCGATTGTTACAGATGGGAACAAGTTTTCCATTGTTACGTTCTGTACATTTAAAGGCGAAATAGTTTGATCTCTGAATGATCCTGTATTATCTGTAATAGATGCTGTAGATACATCAGCTTTGATAGTTACCTCTTGGTCTGTATTAGGTCTTAAGCCTTTAACCTCTTCTAAAGAGTCTGCAATTTGAGATTTAATAGTTGCAGGTTTAGCAGGGTTAGAACCTTTAGCCATTTTAGAAATAGCGTTCCCTTGTTTAGCAATAGCCTCCATAATAATATCTGTGCTTTTTGCTTTCTCATCATTGAATGACTGCAAAGCCTTTGCTAAATCTTCTTTAGATACGCTGTTTTCTTTTAAATCTTCAACGCACTCAATGTTGTTTTTTTGAATAGCGTTAAAAATTCCTGCTTTCTCTTCTGCGTTCATTGCATCAAAAGCTGTTTGTTCGATTGACTCCTTAGCTAAGTAAGTAGACAAAGTTAACATTTCTTTTTTCATTTGTTCCTTTTTTTAATTTACTTTATTTATTTAACTTATTTGAGTGCGTTGCCGCGGCTCTATATTATAGTGTGTTTCCACGGCTATTAAATTACATAGTGGTAAAATATGTCTTTTTTTACCTCTTTTACTTCTATAGGGTTATTTACTACCTCCTTTTGCTCTAGTATTGGGGTTGCATCATTTGACCCTCTTAATACCATTGACCCCTCCTGTGCTATCTTTGCTTCCGATACTCTCCAAAAATAACCCTGCTCTAATGCTTTTTCTTTGTTTGCTATCTTGTTTATTTCACTATCCCATACTCGGCGCTCCTCTTCATACTCTTCTGAGTCATCATAGATAGCTAAATCAATCTTTACATATTGCATTCTTATAGAGTGCTCTATGTTTATTTTATTCTCTATGATACTAAGCGCCTCTGGCATTACAATAGCATCTTTTTTTACTTTAAATATTAAAGCTTGAGTACTACCAGCATATTCACGTCCTAGACTTTTCCACTCCATGTCCTGTACTGACATCTCAACATCTTTAGGGTGTGCAATTATTGACTTAATACTCATGTCATGGTCTGCTAAAAAATAAACTTTACCCTGTTGCTCATTTATAGACTTGTTCCAAATACCGTCCATGTGTACGTCCATGTGAGAATCTAAGTATTTAGTTGTATTTATTACGTGATAAGAGTAATCTGAGTCCATTACAAGACCTTTAACAGCGTTTTGCTCTAGTTTTATAGTCTTAGAGGTTAATCCGTCTGAATTTAATATAGTAGCCTTTTTTAAATCAATTAAAGCCTTTTTATTATCCTTTAATTCTTTAAATAGTTCTTTCTTAGTTGTAAATGTCTTATTTGGAAAGTATGCGCTTTTAATCATTTGTTTACTGTTTTATCGTTTTGTAATACCTTTAATTTATCTTTAATTGACTTTACTACGGTAGAATTTAAACCCTCTTTATCAATTAGCTGTTTAAGTTTCTTTGTGTCTTTCATCTTACAAGTTTAAATTAACATTGTTAGCACCACTTACAGCCGTTACCTCATCACCTCCATTAATATTATCTAAGTTTACAATACTTCTACGCTCGTTCGGTGTCATGTCTTGGATAATTGCATCACTTAATAAAGGTGGTAAGCTACTTAATGACTGTGCTAAATCATTAGTATTTAAGTTAATAGCGTCTAACTCTTTTAAATCTACTTTTATAAGTTCTTTTACTTTGTACTTTTCACTTAAAAAGCGTGATAGTTTCTCATTTATCTTGTTAGCCAAAGGAATATAAACATCTGTATAGGCTATTTCTACGGCTGTAGCATAGTTGTTGTATGATGAGTTTGCAGCATCATTAAAAAGTACACTAGGCATACCATAGATAGCACAAATAGTCCTTTTAGATTCAATTAACCCCTCGATTAATTTTAAATCTGTTGGACTCATACCCGTTTGAATGTAGCTAAGATCAGTAGTACTAATTTTAATCTTGTTAAACTTTTCTGCACCTCCTACTTCTTTGTCAAATTCATCTTGTAAGCGTTCCCTCTCATCTGGTAACATTGGAGTGTCTGACTTATTAGTTAAAATACCAACTACACCCCTATTTTTAAATATACTTGCTTCTGCTTCAAACTTTTCACTACTTGACTGAACAACAATAAAAGACGCTTCTAATGGACTTAATCCTAACCCCTTTTCGCAGTTTTCAGGCATTACCAAGTTACTAGTTTTAATATGTAGCACGTCCTCTACATCATACGCATAGAAGTTACCAAACTCATCTGTATAATCATACTTTAATAGTAAGCCATTACCGTTGTATCTTAGTTGTACGCAGTCAGGTTTAAGGACTGTTAAAGTATCACGACTTGCAAACTCCTCACCACTACCGAAATAAATAAAAGCGTTACCAGTTAATAGTAATGACTCGTTAACCTCTTGTCTAAATTCTATTTGCGACTGTTCAAAGTTTGGATTTTGTAATAGTTCTAGTATTTGAGAGTTTTCTAGTACGTTACCGTTATCATCTTCAACTATTATAGGCATTGATCCACTAGTAGCACTAATCTTATTAACCACCATATAAACAAGTGGATTAGTTCTATAAGCCTTTAAAAATTTATTGATAGATATTTTATCATTACCCCAGTTAAAAAAGTCTTGAAACTTCTCTATACTAGTCCAATTCTGGCTAATAAAAGTATCATGAGATTTAAATATGTTCTTTATCTTATCTTTTAAACCCATCAACCAAATATATTTAAACTAGCAAAGCCTACCGAGTTAACGATAGGCTGAGCAACACAATTAATACCACTAAAATACTTTGTCATATTCTGTTACGAATGCATACGGTACAAATATAATGAAATTATTTTAAATTAGAACAATTTTATATTATTATTTTAATATATTATACAGGTAAACCATTACCCGTACAAATAGACTAGAGTTCTTTAACACTAAAAAACACATTTATACTTGTGCTTTGTCGGTTAACTCATAAATAAAACATTTGCGCCCGTAACGTCCCCTTAGACGTGTGGATTAGGTTTTACCCCTTACCCCTTTTCGCTCTATCTTTTTTTAACCTATAAAGGCTTGTACGTACTGGTCATGGTAGTTCCTCATGTTCACAGTTTTTAGATAGTTTTTATCTATGTGCTAGTATCTGTTTATTATCTTTTTTATACGGGTACGAGTTGAACCTATAGATACTATGC